GCAAGGCGCGGCGTTAGGTCATTCACTAGTCCCCACAAGCGTTGATTCTCAGCTTGCAGGCTTTCAATCTGTCTTTCTAGTACGTCGATCAGCTTCCCGTTACCTTCCCGCACAGGGCGCACTCCCTTCCCGTCTACCTCTTCACTTATCCTAGCTACCGCTTGCCTTATCGGGATTCCCTCAGCTGTCCGCAGATCCTCCAGGCGTCGCAGTAAAGCCAGCGCACTAGAATTGAACAGGAGTTCGTTGTTGATTCCACGGGTGAGATACCCGTCTAGCTTCCCGTTGAACGCGTCAAGCCTACGGTAAACGGCGCGAGTCGATAGTCCTAAAACCTTGGCTACTTCTTGAATGGTTTGCATGGTGATACATACGGTAAGCGGAGGGAAGGTCAACAGTAAGCCCATCGGACCCATTAGATGGTGATTTTAGGCCCCTGTGAGGTTGCCGTGAGGTTATCGTTTCCAGGGTAAGCGAAGGCGGCTGCCTTCCTCACGCTGTAAGTATTCGAGTAGAGCCTTTCGCACTAGGAACGCAACCGGACGTTCACGCTTGTCAGCAAGCACCTTTAGACGTTCAAAGACGCGCTTCTCTACCATCTCTTTATTGATCTTAATGGCGTATATTCGTGGCTTCATAATCCCATTATACACCTTGACCTTGACATACGCTAGGCATACGACGTAGAATATAGGTGTCTTCTTTTTTGTTGTTTTTTAGTGTAGAGAGGCCGTGAAACACGAACTCGTAGAGGGCCGTGCAACGCGGCCTCTCCCGTTTGTTATAAAACAGAACCGCCCATCTGCGGTGTATGGACGGTCAAGTTGAAGACCCCCAGGGTATCGACTGAGGGCCTTCTTCATCTCTCGTATCCGCTTCACCGACGAGGGCAAATTTGACTTTGCCCGTCTTTTGCGGTAGAGTAGACGATGGAACACACTATGAATATAATAACAGTTCTAGAACCTTTCTGCAAGTCAAGCGCAAAACCCCTCATAGCCTGTTCCCTTGGTCTTTCTGGCCGTTGCCCCATAATGAACGACCACCAGCCCAGGGTAAACGCTGGTCAAAACTGCCCGATAGGTAAAGGCGGGTTTCACCCGACCCCACGAGTAGGTACAGAGAAAACTCTCGTGATAAACAGGTTGTGCATAACAAGACACGCCAGGGAGATCATTCCTCAAGGGCGTTTCACAAACGGAGTTACTTGTGAGCGTGTCCATGCGTCTGGGCCACGATACGGCTTCCTGATAAAGTCGCTTTCTCTCTTGAACCCTCTCTTAACATCTAAAATCTGAACACCTTAGAAGCAACTGAGAGTTCATGCACTACGGGTGGCGGTGGTATGCCTTGAAAGCATACAGGAGATGATTAAAATGGAAGTTATGCGGATAACAAAAGGGATAGCGGAGCCTGAAAAAAAACCGCTGCTAGATGAATTAGAGTTCTTACGGGAAGCCCTGGAAAGTGACCATAGCGGTGGGGCCTGTCTTCCTACACGGACTTATTGGGACTTGCGTAGCGCGATAGTCGATGCTAAGTCGTTCCTAAGATTCAGGACACGGTATAAAACATGTGACCCAAAGAGGGGGTGAGAAGATGAAGAGAGAAACACGAACACTGACCATAGAGCAAGTAAACGCGAGATCAAATGGAGTATTCAATCTGAAAGTACACTTGCCGAAGGAATTCGACACTAGGTTTATCAAGAAGAGTATTACAGAGCGCGATTCCTTTCCACTGTATGCGAACATCTACGGAGAGGACGTATCTGAGCCGATAGGAACGGTAAGGCTTGCAATCCGTGACAGCCACAGGTTGACGGTAAGCGGGGAGGTGGTTACAGAACCACGGCATTACTCAGAGCTTCTCCAGTGGCAAACAGCCGAGCTTAAAGCAGAGATTGACGTTGTGAAACAAGCGGAAGGTAAGCTGAATCGCCTGGTATTAGAGATAGGATATTGACTGTAGTATGGTAGTGTGGTATACTTGTACTGTTGAGCCGTCCTCGCACTCCGGCTGAGAGCCGCGTGAGCACTCTCGATAGGAGCCGCAACAGGACACTCAAGACACTTTGATTCGTATTTGGGGAGCCGCGCAACGCACTCTCGCTGGATCGAAGCCGTCAACAATCAAAACAAAATTACAGCAGCGCATTGCTGCATTGAGGTGTCTTATATGGGAATAGATCAAGAACTAAGAGAAGGTATGCTAGAGATCAAAGGCGGTGTAGAGGAGACGCTTGGTAAGTACAACGCGCTGGAGAAGCGAGTAAACGGACTCGCTGCGAAATTTAGCGCGCCTATACTGTCACACGATGAAGTCCCGACAGATGTCGACGGGTGGTCAAACTTTGGAGAGATGCTGTATGCGACCCGATTCGACCGGAATGACAAGAGACTGGAAAAACGAGAGATGTCAGCGGGTACAGGTTCCGAGGGTGGTTACCTGATTCCTGAGCTTTTCTCAAATCAAATCCTGCAAGTGAAAGCTGATGAAGCTATCTTCTTGCCTCGTTGCCAGAGCATTGGCGGCGGTACGGATCATCCCGACGCTGAGATTAATATCCCTGCGTTAGACCATAGCGGCACTAAAGGCGTCGCGGCGGGTGTATCTGTGGCCTGGGTAGCAGAGGGTGGAGCAAAAACCGTCACTGAGCCAGTGTTCGCTAACGTCAAGCTGAAGCCTTCGGAGGTTGCGGCTTATGTAGTCGTGACTGACAAGTTGCTTGCTAATACGAAAGCGGCTTCGGTTGTTGTCAGTCGACTGTTGAAGCAAGCACTCATAATGGAAATCGAAGATTGTATCCTGCAAGGGACAGGTATAGGGCAACCAGCGGGCATAATCGGCTGCGGAGCTGAGATTGTCATTACTCGGACCGGCGCGGCGGCTGTGGAGTACGCGGATATGACAGCGATGCTCTCACGGGCGCGGCTTGGCTCAGGACGTGACTTCATTTGGGTTATCTCACAAAGTGTTTTGGATGATCTCTTAACCGATGAAGATACCGGCGGCCATGTTATATGGCATCCCGACGCTACTACGAGTCCCTTTCCTGGTAAGTACTTAGGTATCCCGATATTCGTCAACAGCGGATCACCTGTACTAGGAGCGAAGGGCGATGTAATCCTGGTGAACCTTAGCGACTACGTTGTGAGAAGAGGGCGCGATGTTATTGTACAGAGTGACCCCTATACTCACTTTACTTCTGACAAGACGCAAATCCGAGCCTTGACTAGCATTGATGGGCAAGTATGGGAGACTAGCCCACTGCTTCTGCAGGACGGCACGACAACTGTTTCCAGCTTCATTGTGCTGGAATAGCATACAAAGTCATATAACCTAAGGGTTAAGGAGAATGATATGCATAAGATGTTTGAACATATTAAGTTAGACACAGCACTAAAGCCACTAGCAAGTGGCGCGGATCTCACCGGACAGTATTTTAACATGCACAAATGGAGAAAGGCGTTATTCCATGCCTTCGCGAACGGACAGACCAACGGACAGAGCTTCACCTTTTCAGTATACGAGGCTAAGGACGCGACGGGTGGGACACCGCTGCAACTAGGCGGGGATGTGACCTTCACACAGGGCTCTAAGATTGCAGCCTGTACGGTTACAATGAACTCGCCCGACGTGGACACAGACACAGTTAAGATTACACCTTATACCATCGTTGGCGGTGTGCTTACGGCGGGTACTGAACTAACGTTCACTCCCAAAGCAGCCGAAGACAAAACCGCGCGAGAGTACGACCAATCGGGCAATACGACGGCGCAAGCACTGAGCCTAGCTAATTGTATCAACGACCCTACTTACGGCGTTCCTGGTATGTTAGCTGTACCGGCGGTAGCCGTTGTCACGTTGACAATGACCGAACCGGGTTCAGGGGTGTTTGATATAACAGAGGTAGACGTTGCCAAGACCGTTGTCGTCGACTTGATTCAGGAAGCATGGTTTGAGGTCGACGTAGAGGATATGAGCGATACCTATACGCACATTGGAGCCCGTAGCGGGTCTGTCGATGCGAATACGTTTGTAGGATGCACACTTATGCGTAGCCTACCGCGTTACGCTCCGACCGGACAAGCTGTAACCGGCGATGACGATTCGAGCTAACAACTACCTTTCTGCTATCGGGAAGGCCCCTGACTCCTATACGGGGCCTTCCCACTCTATGAGATATGAAGGTAAGGAGAGGTTCTTGTCAGGCATTAGACGGGCCTCTACGGATACCATAGCGCGTCAAGCGTGGACTATCTTGTGCGAAGGACCGGCAACTATGCTCATTGCTAGACTGTGCGATTCTACAGGTTATTCCGCGCATAGCGTACGGCGAACGATTCAATTCTTGGAACGTTTCGGAAAGTTGCAGAGGATCGACGCGGCTTATACGCTGAACCCTGCGATGTTCGGAGTGGCCTATCGAAGGCAGTTACAGGTGATGAATGGGGACCGATTAGTTCGGTCAATGTGAGGTGTTTAATGCCAGCGAATGAGAGAATCACTATACAACTGAACACACCCGTTCAAGGCCCAACTGGACCGGAAGATGACTGGAACGATACTGAGACTCGTTGGGCTGAGGTTGTTGTCCTACCGACTGAGACAAGGCTCCGTTATCAACAACAGGATGCTATCGTTCATTACCGGATCAAGTTTCGCGGTAGCGTGTCAGTTGACCTAGCTGACAACCGATTCATTAGAATATCGAAAAACAACGAGATACTAGAGCCAGCTGAACCAGCAATAGAGCCAGAGGCTAAAGGACGGTTTACCGTGGTAATGGTCGAGGATACGGGAACGACTTTGTGAGGTGACATATGAAATATGATAGTACAAAACGAGACGAACTGACGGATATGCTTTTCGATAAGTTGCGAGCCCTTGCGGAAAACTGCAAGACCGACCTTGGTTTTCGCAACCTGTCAGTGGCCTACGGGATCTTAATCGATAAGGCTTTGCTGTCTGAAGGGAAGGCTACTAGTCGCGCAGAGATCACAGCGGACGATTCTACCGCAATCGAAAGCCTACGGGAGATGCTACTTGCTAAGCCTCAAGCAACGCCTAGCACTTAGGGGCAAGGCAGAGATTGAGCGATTCTTAGCGAAGCTATCCCCTAGAGAAGCCGGTGTATTGCAACGGGACTGGCTCTTCCTAGGGCGTCCGAAACAGCTTGCACCAGAGGGTGAGTGGCGTACCTGGTTGTTATTGAGCGGACGCTCGTTTGGGAAGACTCGCGCTGGCTCAGAGTGGATATTGCAACGAGTCAAGGAAGGATTCAAGAGTATTGCTCTTATAGCAGAAACCAAGGCGGACGCTAGGGATGTTATGGTCGAGGTGGGAGAGTCTTCGATCCTACGGGTAGCACCCCCTGAACTGAGGCCCGTATATGAGCCAAGTAAGCGACGCCTGACGTGGAAAAACGGCGCGATAGCGACGATCTTTTCCGGTGACGAACCCGATCAACTGCGTGGACCACAGTTTGATACCGCCTGGGTGGATGAAATTGCTAAGTTCAAGTATCCCGATGAGTGCTGGGACAACCTAGAGCTTGCGCTAAGGCTAGGGCCTAGTCCACAGGTACTAGTCACGACTACACCGCGTCCGATTGCGATTATACGAAAGCTGATCGAAGATTCTGACACGGTAACAGTCAAGGGAAGCACTTACGAGAATCAGGACAATCTCTCAGAGCGATATATCAAGCGGCTGCTTGCCAAGTACGAAGGGACAACGATAGGAAGACAAGAGATATACGCTGAACTCTTATCGGAAAACCCTGGCGCGTTCTGGAAACGAGACTCGATGCTTGACGCCTTTCGAGTGAAGCAAGAGCCTACCCTTGATAAGATCGTTGTGGCGTTAGACGTAGCCAGCACAAGCAAGAAGACAAGCGACTTAACGGGAATAGTAGTCTGTGGTAAACGTGGCGATCACGGCTTCGCATTAGAGGATCTATCGGACCGCTATAGCCCGAAAGAGTGGGCGAAGACGGCGATCAATGCCTTGCACAGATACAGAGGGAACGAGATTATAGCAGAGTCTAACCAAGGCGGTGAGATGATTTCCACCGTTATCCATGACATAGACGAAAGTGTGGCTGTTAGATTAGTTCATGCTTGCCTAGGGAAAGCTATTCGATGTGAGCCTATCGTGAGTAAGTACGAACAGGGCAAGGTTCATCACCTTGGAACGTTGGAGAGGCTTGAGGATGAACTGTGCAACTGGGTTCCTGGACAAGGCCCTTCGCCAAATCGCCTGGACGCCTTAGTGTGGGGCATGTGGGCTTTGTTGATAGATGGTGAACGTCCTATTCTACCCATCTATTCTATAGAACTTGGCGGTAGTCGTGACACGTCGCATGATATAGCTAACTGGGGCCACGATGATGATGGACCCTGGCAGCCTGGTATCCCTGGAATATGTGACGAACACGGGAGAGGCTTATGAGTGCGGGCACTAGGATTGACCAGGAAGAGCGCAAGCAGATCGTTGACGCCTTGGTAAGTGGTATATCACGCAACGGAGTAGCCAGGCTATTCAACAGAGCACCGTCAAGTATAACACTGATTGCACAACAAGCGGGTGTATCGTCACGCAATGGGGCCCCCATGTATGCAACGATAGCTCACTCAGAGAAGGCAAGGCGGCGACGTGTGAAGAAGATGGAGCGCGTGTTAAGAAAGGTAGACAACGCAAGAGACTTTCTAGCTGTAGTCAAGAGCTTATAACTAGTCGTATCACACGACAGGTTTACTACGCTTAGATCCATTGCATAGCTGACTGACACGCTGCAAGCCGCAAGATATAAGACAGGATCAAGGAAGCAGGAAGAAAAAGGACTCGATCTCTCTCACGGTCGAATACAAAAAAACGATAGATTCATGATGGAATACCATCACCTAACGCATGGGACATGTGTCTAGCACCCCTTCGACGGAGCGGACAGCACACAGCACACCGTAGCCTATAACCCTGTCCCTACCTAGACTAGCGTATACTTACGCAACAATACAATACTTTTGTTGCGAACAGGGGGGCTTTCCTGGACTATGCTTGGCTAGGGGATAAAGTGGAATCGAGCTATGTGATCCCACTCCGTAGAGTACCGGCTACCAATTCAGAGCTCGCAACGCACGACCCCTGAACCACGGGTACTCTACCTAGCCTTGACCTAAGATAAGCCAGTAACGGGCCTCTCATTAGACTGCGATCGCAGTAGGTTGCAGAATATCATCTAGCAACCTTTCCCACTATATCTGCATTGTGAGCCTTGACTTGACAATATAGGTTGCTTATGTTACTATATAACTAGTTAAGGGAGCGTGATAACAGTGGCAACAAGAGTAAGCGGACTGACTAGCAAGCAAGCAATGTCAGTCACACAGTATCTGAAAGGCAAGGGCGACAAGCGCAACATCCTATTATGGGTACTAGGTATCACAACGGGCCTCCGTATATCGGACTTGCTTAGGTTGCACGTGTCAGACTTTGTGGACGGTGACGGTAAGGTTGCTAATAGTATCACAGTGAAGGAAAGCAAGACAAGGAAGGCGCGACTTATACCAGTAGCCACAGCCGCACGGGAAGCGCTCGAATCATACAGAGAGGACCTAGGAGGCCGTGACAGGTTGTTTACCATCACCCGTGAACAGGCCCGTAGACTTATCAAGGCATGGTGTAGAGACTGCAATCTAACGGGCAACTATGGCACTCACACAATGAGGAAGGCCTTCGCAACGGAGGCTTACTTGAACAGTGGCGGCGATCCTGTAGCGACTGCTAGGGTGACAGGGCACAGCAACGCGGCACAGCTTATGGCATATATCGGAGCTACACCGGCAACAGAACAGGCAATATGGAACGCAATCGACAAAGCGTTCAGGTGGTGAATGTCTAACTACTTGTCTTGTGCATCAAGCCTCGTGCAATGTTCGCAGGGAGAGCGGCCAAATCAGACAAAGAGAAAGGACCTGGCATCTTTTTGGATTTCCTCCTTTTTGCGAGGTCACCATAACGAGTACGACGCTTTAGGCCCTATTCTCCCACGTGAGTTTTCAGGCATCACGCGATTGCTTTCGCCAAAATTAGCATAGCATTGTTAAGCAAAAAAGTCAAGGACTAGTGCCGGGAGGGGGATTTGAACCCCCACGCTAGCGAAAGCAATCGTTTTTCAAACGATCGTGTCTGCCTATTCCACCATCCCGGCCTAGTTCACATTTCGCAATTTCGCAAGAACCAAATCGGAGATGCTACTCATTATAACGATTGTTGAACCAGAACATAAGCTCATTCAACTAAGATTAAAGGTATTCTGCAGAAACGCGGTGTTAGACTCCGATCCTTGAACCAATCCCCTGAGAGGCCCCTTAAATCCATTCTACGGACCCTTCCCTACACTGACACGGGCCTATAGGTCCCTTTTGAGGCTCTTGTAGCCTAGTAGCCTGAGAGTGACGCCTGGCGGTCCGGACCCTTAGCTTTTCGTGCTGTGGATCTCAGCAACGAAAAACGACTATCCCTTCCGTTAAGGCGTCGCCTCCTCATATAGTTCGCACATTGTTGAAAACAAAGTCCGAACTAGTTGGTCTACACCCTTTATGCGCTGTGTAATTGTGGGCTCTACACTCTGTGTAAGTCGTGTAACCGCCTCGTTTCTTTCCCTCGCTACAGCGATCTCTGTAACGAATCCCAAGATCTTGACCACGTCTTCTATCCTGCATTTGGGCTTTTCCATTCCAGCCTCCTTTGTTGTGTTTCTACAGCCCAAGATAACGTAACAGCGGGATATTTAGCAATTCCGAGAGAAAGCCTGAAAAGGACGCAACCCTATACTTGCCTAGCCCGTCTCCAGGGTAGCCAGCCTCGCCGCCTTGGTAGCGCAAGGCGCGGCGTTAGGTCATTCACTAGTCCCCACAAGCGTTGATTCTCAGCTTGCAGGCTTTCAATCTGTCTTTCTAGTACGTCGATCAGCTTCCCGTTACCTTCCCGCACA